TTTTTTTTAATAAATATTATCACCAATCGATTAATACCAGTTTTCCTTGCCAAACCATAACATTGTCTGTTTTAAAATCTAAATCTAGATCTAAATCAGCAATTCCTGTTTTTTGAATATCTTGTTGCAAAGCTCTTAAAAAATTAACAAGGTATTCGGCACTTGATCTAGCACCGTCGGCATCTAAATAATCAAAAATACTAACTTCGCCTCCTTCTGATCTAGCAAACTTTTTAAAATACGTTAAAAATGATTCTATATCATTCATTTGTTGACCTGAAAGTGTATTTGCTTTTGATAAAATATACATGTTTTTTCCATCTACATAATACACCGGAATAAACGTGGAAAATTGATCATGCCGACCAACTATAATTTCAGCAACACGATACTCTTCGCGTTCAGTAGTTATCTTAAACAAATAATCTTCATCGTTAAATTTATATATACGACCATTGTCTCCGCGATTAAAAAAAGAAAATTGTTTTTCTTTTATCATGTTTAACAATCGTTTAACATCTTGTTCTCTCATTTCTCGTATCAATGTGCTTAATCGTATCATGGCTTAGGTGGTAAATTTTTGTCTAGATCTATTCGAACTAAAAAGTTAATATCAACATCATCTCGTTTATGTATAGGTTGAGCTAGTTTTGCTACTGCTAACAATTCATTGCGATCATTGTATAATCCGATTGTAGTTATATAAGGTTTAAAGTCTGACCCAGTTGCAAAAGATTTAATCTGCTCTTTGTCATCTTTAAGTGTGGTCGGATTCGAAGAAATATTGAATACTCCTTTATCAACACGAGTGATAACATTCATTTCATATATACTAACAGTGCTTTTATAACTAGCAGTAAATGGAGAAGCTAAAATATATTCATAAGCATAATCCAAACTAGATATAACTGCTATTCCTTGTGGTTCAAATATATTACCTACATGATTGGTTTGTATGAATCCTAACGTATCCTCGTTACGATCCGATAACGCACTTATATTGCTAGTTGTAAGTGACTGGTTAAATATTCTTACTTCATCTATAACACCCGTAAGATTTGATGTATTCGTGGTATAACCGCCTATTTTTACCGGATCGGTATTATTAATATATGCACTCTGCGTAAATGAGTTGCTAATATTAGCATTTAATAAATTGCTTGACGCAGATGCATGTATAGACCCATCAATATACAATTCAAACACACTGCCGGTTTTTTGGCAAAGCACATGAGTCCAATTGGTTACTGTAGCTGAACTTGTTACTTGTGTTATGTAATTGCTAGCTCCAGCTACTGTAGCTATAACTTGGTTACTACTACTTAATTCTAATTTAAACGGATACTGTGTTTGTGCTGAGGAAGAAACTTTTCCTAGGATCAATTGATTGTCCGACCCTGCATTAGAAGCTGAAACAAACAAAGAAACTGCATAATCATTGTCACGATCATAATTTCCTCTAATCTCAGATTCAATATATCCAGCACCATCAAACTTAGCAGCTAAACCTATAGATTGAGTTGCGCCGGTCACAGTCGGTACGCCAGGTACATATGTTACACCGGCTGAAGTATATGAAATTCTAGATGTATCAAAATACTCATTGAACCCTTCATAGTATTTTACACCACTAACAATAGAACCTGTATCATACAAAGAATCATATAAATTACCATATACATCACTTCGTATAGCCAAACTCTTTGTAACCGGTATACTGGTACCATGTATAACATCATCAATTTCTGTATCTAATTGAAAAGAGCCTCGTTTAACTCCTTCTCCTATTTTAATTTGTGGAATAGAAAAAACCGAAGCAGAATCATATAAAAACTTGTTAGTTCGGTTGATATCATTTTGACCGAAACAATTATACGGTTTAGATTTTTTATTGTAAAATAAATGATTTACAGAATAATATGTTATAACTTGATATGATCCATCAATATTCGTAGCATCGTTAAAAGGTACTGTGCTGCCTATACCAGGAACGTTTTCTGTGTATATCCCTTGAAGTGGTAACGCACTTCCAGTATCAGAGCCAGAATAAAAAGTCCATGTTTTATTTGCTATAAACGGATTAACAGTTACATCAGACTGTTTAACACGATTATATGTTTTCGCAGTTACCCGATCTACATTTTCTAATAAATTGATAGTTGACATACAGTAAAAACCCTGTTATACTTTATTATAAATATAACAGGGCCTAATTCAGTGGTTATGAATTAATAATCTAATTTAACACGTATAAGAGCTTCTCGTGAGAAAGATTTTAGTAATGGTTGACTAAGTTTTGCTACTGCTAACAATTCTTGTCTATTATTATATAATCCTATAGTTGTTATATATGTTTTAGGATCTCCAATAAATGTGCTTTGTGCAATAACTCCATCTGATCCGGTAGTATATGTCGGGTTATTTGAGAAGTTATATTGTCCATTTTTAACACGAACGAAATAATGTGTGCTAGTAATCTTTTGCGAATTACGAGCTTGGAATCCTGAACTAGATCCAGAGATAGAATGATACATTGCAAAATGATTGTTTCCTTCTGAATCAGAAGTTACATTAGTATCAAATGCTAATACCTGATCCAAACGATTTCCGTCTAACACCATTACCCCGTGATCTGGATAAAATTTACCGTAATAAACTGGTGTTGCCGGAGTATAGACACCCGATGACAATGAACCAGAAACGATATTATAAACTCGACCAGATGAACCAACTGTCGCGTCTGCAACCGTAGAATCATCAATAAGAGTAACTTGTGTACCACTAACTGTTACAGAACCAGTTGCATTAGTAGCTCGCGATGAAATCTGTAACAATGGTAACTCAAAATTACCTTCATCTAATCTTTCTTTAACTCGATTTCTTTTTATATTAACTACATATATCGAATCAGTCGATCCAGAATCTGTTGTAGTGAAGCGAGTTGAAGTCGGTTCCAACAATAAATTTCGATACTGAGAATAAATTGCTTGTGATGCTGGAGTTTGGTTAGTTCCTAGATTAGACGATCCACTTCCATTTGCATTACCATAAGCAATTGAGAATTGAACTGCGGCACCATCATTAGCAGGGGCATCTTGATACACATCTGTATAATAACGACGCTGTGATGTTGTTTGATCTGAAGAAGTAAAAAATGTAGTAAGACTTCCTAAGTTATCACTCCAAAGTCCCGCAGTCACTGTTTCTTTAACATTATCAACAACATCTTCTGCTAAATTAAATGTCGAATATGTTTGATTGCTAGCAACTGTGTTTGTTGTGCTAGTAGCGCTAGTAGCAGCATTTGTATCGATAATAGTTCCAGCTGCAATTGCTTCTTGTAAACCAGCAGTAGTTGCAAATCTTCCAATAGACCCCATATTTGTTTGTCCTAGCTTCGGAAGTTGTTTTAATTCAAGTAATTGTTTCATTGTATTCATTTCCAATTTTCGCATATTTTATTATCCTGCGGTAACAGACTGTGTTGCGGTATACTGATTAACTGTTAAATTAATAGTAACACTTCCTCCTGTTTCATTACCTACAATTGTAATAGTAGCAGTCTTATCTTCCAATGTATTTATTTTACCAGTAACTTCAAATACAAATCCTACTGCAGAAACACTCTGTGCATCTTGATTTAATCCAACAACAGTCGGTTGAATATTGCTATTAGCAATTGGCTGAACTACTGATAAATCTGCAACGGTAGAATCAGATAATATTGCCGTGTATCCGTATTGTGAATTTCCATTTAAAGAAGTATTCGGAGTAATTATTGAGCTAGCACCACCATTTATTGTAATCGACGTGTTACCAACACTAACTACAGGAATTGCAGTTGTTTGTTTTGGTAATGTTAATAATTTATAACGAAGCGCTTGTGTTTCATCTGGTAAGGCTTCTGTTATCGGCAATGCTTCGATAGCAGCACCATAATAATTACTTCCCAATGGGTGATCTGTATTCCATAATGCATAATCAATTTCATCATCGCCTAATGCAAACTGTGTAATATTAAATGCAGCATCACCTGAAGAAAGTAGTTCTCTTCCTTTTAACGTCAATATTGCATCGACTGTTACAGAACTATTATCTAAGTATCCCATTTTTTACCTTTTTATATAAATATAGTTATTTTGAATTTCTAGTTGACTGAAAAGTTTCCTGATGAATTATTTGTTGATTGAAAAACAATCTGATTTGGATTAGCATCAATTATTTCAACAACCGGACCTCCATCTACCGTATCTTGTGAATCAATATTGAAGCCCGGTGATGACATTGCTGATCCATTATAATATAAATTAAATAGTCCTTGTGGCAAATAATCTTGTATTTGTGCCGGACTCAATGTTGCAGAACTACCGCCATATACCGAACCTCCATATGTACCAGATCCATACACACCTCCGCTACTAGGATTTGACGTGCTATATATTGCAGAAGGAACTGCAGTTGTTACAGATGGTAACACCGCATCACTATACCAATACGGAGATGCTGACTGAACGAATGTCGATCCAGACAAATACACAGAATCATATGAATATGGCACACCGTTATAAGCAAGATCTGCATTAGTTCCTGCAATATCAGCTGTGTATTGAACAGATACATCAGAATTTAAAGTTGTCGGCTGTGCATTAACCGTAGCTTCATAATCATTTACATCAGAAAATAACACATCGTCTTGATCTAAATCAATTGTTGTATTATATGTGAATGATTCTGGTACTGCAGTAGGTAAAGCAGTATCTTTGCTTCGTTCTAAAATATTTGGTTGTATCAATAAACCAGTTAATTTATCCGTACGAGCCGGGAGCAATTGTAATAACTGCTGAAAGAATGACATATCAAACAAAGTAAATATTTTGATATAAGCATTCATGTCATTGTTTTGTGAATACTTTTTCCAATATCTCTGAGCATATTGAACTAAACGAGGATAAGAACGATCTTCAGTATCTCCTGGATCACCTATATATTCATCTAAATATGTTTCTCCCAATTGTGCAATTATATCTTCATCAATCATTGTTTGTGGAGAAAAATACACCCCGAGCTTTTTGCTGTCTAATGGAGCTTTATCATATTGACTTCTTTCTGCGCGAGTTTTTACATCTAATGTTCCTATTAACTCGTTATCTTCTAAACGAATTTTATTGTCATCATATGTTCCTACTGCAATAGATATGCCGTCATAATAATATGTCTCTTCTAATGAATCATATGGTTCTGCATTAGTCCAAGATGCAAATGAAGCAGATATTCCTGTTTGTCTAGGTTCAACTCCTTGCAAACTCGCGGTAGCAGTGTGATCTATTTTTTGATTTAATGGTACACGGAATACAAGTTCATCGTATGCATCCAAATTACCATCATATGCTCCGGGAGCTTTAGTGTGATTTTCAAATGGATCTGTATTCAAAGAACTTGACCACAATCTCAATTCTTGAAGTTGACCTTGCAATCTAACTGCACCGCCGCTGGTACCACCTAAAGTCATAGTACCGGTACTACCAAATGATATTCCAGTGTCTGATGCAGACGCAGCTGCAACTATTTTTCCATATTTAGATCGTTTAGCAATTAATTCTAAATCTGAACCATTTTGTTTTAATACGGTATTAATCCATCCGCCATCAAACATTTCAATTGCATTAGATGCATTTCCATTGATAGATATAGTACCATATGTTCCAGACACGAAATCTATAGTAACATCATTACCATCAATTGTATATAAATGCATTGTGTTTGGAACTGCTGGATTTGCTACTACATCATCCGTACGGAATCTAAGTTCTACTGATTGAATAGGTTCTGTATAATTAACTGTTACTGTACCGGCGGTATTATTTATTAAATCGAGAGAATAATCAAAATTTAATTTTTTATACTCAG